CGAGATAGCCCATCTCCGTGGGAGAAGCGCCGTTGATCGACCCTGTGTTTATGAGCGTGTTGCCCCCTAAATTCACATCCCCCGTCATCGGCACCGAGCCATCTGCCATGAAGTCGCCACCGCCCGCGAGAGCATCGTCGATGCCGGACAAATGCCCGGCCATGGTAGAGGCCGATTCAGTGTAGTTCGCTGGCGCAAACGTCAGTGGGCCTGTTTCTAAGCTTGATAATGTCGAGAGCGAACCCAGCCCCAACGTCGAACGCGCCGCGCTCGCGTCTGCCTGATTGAGCAAAGACAGACCATAAACCTGGGTAGAGACTCCAGAAAAGCTACTTAATCCCAGGAAGGCGTTGAGCGCGTCCTTGTCTGAGCGATAGCACTCATCCGCCGCCGCGTTTACCCACGGGAAGGTCGCTCCGCTTTCGACGGTTTCAGCAATCGCCAGTTCTTTTAGATTGGTTCCTGACATAAGACGAAGTAAAGCAAGGATAAAAGTCGTTTGAGAATCGTCCGTAAGTCTATCAAGAATCGTGTGTGCCTTGGTCTCATGAACGATCTCGTCGCCCTCGCCGTAGTCGGTGACTTCAGAGGCTAAGAGAGTGCAATGCGGATTCTCGGCGCGATGCTCGGAGGCTTCGCCGCCTTGTAATGTTGTCGTTTGTTCGGTTAAGGTGCCGAGTTCCCAGATCCCCCGCAGGTCCTTGCTGAGACTGCCGTCATTCCTCCGGATGGTGACAGCCTCAGCAAAGGGGCCTTCGAAGAAGGCAGAGCTGGTGCTCGGTAAGGGCAATTATTTGGCGGCGGTCTTCCGCTCGGGTTTGTTTTCAGCCTTGGCGACCTCGATCGCCTTGGCGGCTTCTGGCGTGTTTGCGAGCGCCCATCGATTCGATCCGATATGTTGGCGCGCGTCGTCTTCGTTCACGCTGATTTCGGCGCCCCGCTTCACCGCCTCCCCGCCGACAAGGCAAGGAGCGGTGCAAATGAGCTTGAGAGTCTGAGCTGGCATAGAATAAGGTTAGTGGAGGATAAGGTTAGCTTACGAATGAGGGATTAAGTGATGTCCACAGCGGCGGCGAAGTTAGCCGCTTGCATGACTCGACCGTCGACGTCTTGGAAGACGCGGACCACACGGCCGCCGGTGGCGACTTTGGTTGCCAAATCGATATTCAGTTCGAGGCCGCCCCACATGCCCATGAAGTAGGCCGCCGGGTTGCCGTAGATCATCGCCGTCTTGTCCGTGCCCGCGCCGAGATTGCGCGGGACCGTGTTTCCAATGTAGAAACGGCCGATGTCTGTATCGAGCGCGTTCTCTTCACCGGCCACGCGAGAACCGAGAGTGATCTCAGTGCCGCCCGAGGCTTTCTTGAAGGTCTCAAGAAGAATCCGCTTGCCGTGGGTGTTGGTGAAACCTTGAGCCCGACCCGTCGGCGCGTTGGCATCGCCTAACGCTTCTTCAAGCTCCATCAAGTGAGCGTAGGTCACGGTGCCGCTCGTGGTGACAGAACCGATGCCCGTGGCATTGAGAACGCCCTCAGGCTCCGTTGCAGATCCCGCGCCATTGATCGACGCCCGATCAAGTTCGATGCGCACACTGCGGCGCATGGAACGCACAAGCAGGTCTTCAATTTGCGGCGTGGTTTGTTTGAACGCCTGGCGAGTGAAAGGCACCCGGCCCGCGACCGTTTTGAAGGTAAGCGCGAGCGCATCCAGAGTGTAGGCGCCCTCAGTGGGCTCCGCGTCCTCTCCTACCCAGTAGACAGAAGGGTTAGTAAGTTCGATCGGAATCGTCACGTCACCGCGAAGCCCCGCGAGCATCGTCACGCCGCGTTGCAGGAAGACCGTGTCTTCGCGCAAGCTCTCGATGAACATCTGGTCTTGAAGTTCGTTGTCGATAATGCTGCCCGCTTCCTCGTCACCCGTGGCGGAGACAGAGAACAAGGCGCGCTCACTGGCGGAGCTTTCACCGCGTAGGTAAGCACGCGCTTGGGCGCTCCGAATCTGGTCACGCATGGCGACGTCCGCAGGCAACGCAAAGTTAGTATTCAGATCAGCGCGGCCGTTCCGCTTCTTGACCTCGTCGGAAACTTCATCCTCAAACTCGGCAAGCCCGCGCTTGCCCGAAGACAAGGCTTCCATGATCCTGAAGACGGAGAAACGTTTTTTCTCCTTCGTCGTCAGGCCGATCTCTTCAGTCGTAACGCCCTTGGTACGGCCCGCAAAGTCTTCCAAAATCGCGGCGCGAAAATCTTCAATCGTGCTCCCACTCTTAATCGCTTTCTCGATCGTCGCCTCAGGCATGCTGAAGCGCTGGCCTTGCTCGGCAATCGCGTCGCGCCGCGTGAGTTCAGCATCGAGCTTTTTATCGACGGCGCGCTCGACCTCTTGCGGATCGGGCTCTTTCACGACCTCGATCGTGCGGACTTGAGGCTTCTCTGATTCAGCGGGTGGTGCTTCGGCGGGCATGGTTCTGATAGGTTGGTTAGGCTTGGTAAAATCTGGTTCGCACGCCTCAAGAGCGCGCTGCTTGGCTTCTGAGAGCTGGCTTTTATCAGCGGCCCGCCCAAAGCCCGTCCCCATGTCGGCGGGGATGGTGACGAACGAGCCCTCGAGCGGACTCCAGTCGGTGACGCGCCAGGTGTCGGCCTCGTCGGTCGATTCCACCCGCTCTTCTTGGTGGATGCGGAAGCCGACGCTCGTGTTTCTCAAAATGCCGTCGTCGATATGGCCGCGCTTTTCCGCGCCGAGCCCTTCCTTGGCCAGGCGCACCGTCATGAAAATTCCCCGGTCGCGAATCATCGCCGATTCGATCACCCCAATGTGGCCATCCTTCCTGTCATGCATCCAGAGCACCGGAGCGTTGCCGGATCGCAACCAGTCCATGCGCACCTCGCCAGGCTCGTGTCCGAGAATCTCACGAACACCCGGCCAGACCTCCACCGGATCATCCGTCGTGAGGCGTACCTCATAGACGCCGGTATTCTCACCCACCGCGCGAATCCTCGTCTTGGGATCACTCAACGATCTAAAAAACACGCGCCCCTCCGCCTCGTCACGGAAAGAAGGCAATTCGGTCTCAACGCTGGCAGGGGCAGACATGCCCCCTAAGAGCTGGCTTTTATCAGCGCGGCCTACTTTGACGAAACGGCGGGCTCAATCGACGGCATGTCAACGAGCCGCGCTTGCAACCGCAGCTCGATCCCCTTGTTAGTGTCGCCTAACGGAATCGTCGTGGTGACACACGAGGAAACCCCGAAGCAGAGAAAGAAAAAGAGCACTCTCATAGTTTCCCAAACCGTTGCTTGTGAAAGACAATCACCGTCACCAAGAGGATCAACACGCCCAGGTCTCGCACCAGGTCGACCGCTGTGGGCGCGTCCCCATAGACCCGCTCCAAGACCTTCAGCAAGTAGGGCAACGAGATCATCGCCAGCGCCAGCCGGAACGCCATGGCGTGACCGCTCCGGGCGTGGAATATCTGCCGCGCGATCCAGGCGCAGGCCAGGGCAATGGCGGCGCAAGTAAACACGCTGAGAGGAATCATTATTTAGGTTCCTTGCTCGCTTCGATGCGCGCTTGGAAAAGTTGAATAAGTTGCTCCGCTGTCACGCCCACCACGAAGCCACTCGCCGCCGCCGTCTCGCTCGCGGGTACCGAGAACCATTTCGCGAGCAGTTGCCCCATGAAGCCACCCAGAAACACCGCACACGAAATGCCCACGACAAACCGGATCGCCCACCGCTTCCAGCACTGTTCCGGTGACAAGACCAATCGTGCCAGGCTCCCAAAGAACCCCGCCACCATCAACACCGCCACCTCTTTCGTATCGTCTATCATAAACCTATTCACGCCGTCGCTAGTAAGCCATGCGCTCGATTGTGCGCGTCCATTAGAGAGTCGTCGCGCCACGACTTCCCCCCGAACCGCTTCACCACCAGATACATCGCCGCCACTCGGCGCGCCGGGATGCGTTGCTTTGTCAGACCCACCCCAAAAAGATCATCCGCATCTTGCCTTGTGAGTTCCCCCCACCCCCGCGAGCCATAGACGTAATCATGCCACAAGGCAGGCGCCCAAGTTGTCTGGTGTTGCGGAATCAGCCAGCGAAACGCCCACGGGATCGACGCCCCATCGGTGACAAATCCCGCCGGGACCTCATACGCACGTTGCTCGCCGCCTAGCGTGACCACAAACGGCATCGGCTCGTGCAAGCGCCAAAGCTGACCACGATACCCCGGCAACGCAAAAGGATCCAAGCTAGGCTCCCTATCCCAACTCAAATCAATCACATACGGTCTGCATACGCCTGTCATTACGCCAGAAAAGCAGAAATCATCAACGCCACCACCGCGAGGAGCACGACAAGAATAAGGACATTAGTAGCCGTCACACCTCCGGCTCCGGCTCGACCAGGTGCCAGTCCGTCACCACCCCGTCTTTGTTCACGATCTTTGCCCAGTGGCCGGACCCGTCTTCGTAATCGAGTGTCAGCGTCCACGACCACCCATCCGGCCCACAGCACACGTCAAACCGCAACCGCACCGACAAACTAGCCACGTCGGCGAGATCCACCTCGCTGTATTGGTAAAGCTCTTCCCGATCCCCCGTCTGTTCCTCCGGCTCTGACAAATACACGCCGCGCCAGAAATCCGCATAAGTGTGATTCTGATCACCAGGATGAACGGTCAGATCCACCGGCATCGCCGTCTCCCCGTCGGGAATCGCGGCATAAGAAGCCAGTCCTTGGAAGCATTTCCCAAAGTTTGACAGGTAGTTGTCCTGGAGAAGGACGACTTGAGCCAGCAACGCGGCGAGGCGGGCGTCGATCGCTGTTTGTTTGGCGCTCATCAATTAAACATACAAAGCTTCAAGTTCGGCCAGCTCGGCGCTCGTTAACACACGATCGAACACAAGGACCGCCTCAATCGTGCCATCCCAGGAGCCACTTACCGACTGATTATAATACCCCCCTATGGACAAGCCTATCATCTCGCCAGGCGTGGCCGAAGTATTCTGAAATGTTTCTCCACCGACTTTTACCGTCATGCTGGTTGGTTGCAGTTCAGCATAAATGCCAAAACGTGCGTGACCATCGTTCGTCGTTACTACACTGTCGCCCCCCGAAAGAGCTCCATTAGGACGGGCAAACAAATTCAACTTATCAGAAACCAAATAAATCAGGTTTCTCAAGATAGCGTCATCGCTATCCACTAGCCCAGCAGTTGCTGGACCATCCGAGGCAGCTTTAGCAACAACGTAAATTGCAGAATCAGGCGTCACCGTGCCAGTTGTGCTGTGAAGACTCGCGGAGTTCACGCCGTCCCATGTGGGTAGCCCATTAATCAATTGCGCGGACTTTAAAGCCGTAGGTGTCACCACATCCGCAAACGGACTAGCATCCGCCCCTTGGTTCTCCCACTTGGTAATGCCTGCGTATTGTGTTGCCTCATATTCCACTGGCCCGTGCTCGGCGCCGACTGTGTTGTTGTCAGTGAGATGGTTGCTGCCGTGCGAATCGTAACGCACTCCGCGAGGCTCGTTAAGGTTCCAGAAACTAACCAAGTCCACTTTTTCGGAAGTTGAAAGGTCCGCGTAGTGCCGTGGCGTGCCTGAGTTATAAAGTGCCGTAATTTCGGAGGCAGATAGAGTGCGAGACCAACATGCAACATCCGCTAGCTGCCCGTCGTTATGGGTGGCAGCATCCTTGCCTACATTAAACGCTAGTGCGGACGTTGTCATCGGGCCAGTAAATGTGCTTGTATTCGGAGTCGCCTGATCGTTGACCGTCAAAAATATATTGGTGCCATCGTACCCAGCCACGACAAAAAGCCAACCGCTCGACGGCGTGTAGTTAACACTAGAAGCCACTAGTCGCTGCGTGCCTACGTTATCACGTGCGTAAAGCCGAAACTGTCCCGTCCATATTTGAAGCAATCTATAACCACCCGGGCCGTATTTCGACACAATACAGTTGTTGTTCGTTAATCCTGTAGTGTTTATCCATCCCGCAACCGTAAATTCCCCCGCAAAATTCAGGCCACTCTGATTTGCATCTGTGATAGACAAATACTCACTATTCGCACGATCAAAGCTCGCCACCAAATCCGTTTTGAGGGTGCTAGTATCCCGGTTGTCATACCACCCTTTGGCGTCAGCGCGGGCATCCCAGGTCAGCCAAATAAACGTGTGTTCGGCGTACCCCATGGCATTCGTTGCCCTCACCGTCACATCGAGCGGTTCGTCGGTTCCTGTCAGTGTCCCAGAAATAATCCCGGTATCAGGATCCAAAGAGAAGCCATCCGGTAAGACGTCAACCGTGTAAGTCATCCCCCCACCCGTGAACCAGGTGCTCGTGTCGACACTCTCAGCCTCACCTTTGAGGCTTAGTAACTCTTCCGCCGGAGCCGAACCCGAGACCGCAGGCTCGGCACCCATATGCAAGAGCCCGTTGCCTACCAAAGTGGCCCGATGCAGAATCTTTCCGTCCACTGTTCCTAAGTTCTCGATCTCTGTCAGGTAAGCATCCCCGCCATAGTCATCACTCACCGCGACAGGCTCGAGGCGCACCGCTACTTTGGTTCCGACGTTTGTGGCGTCCAGTTGCGCACTCGCGCCCGCCGTGGCTTTTTGAAAGTAGAATTGAGCCTCCACCGTCCACCCTTTACCGACGACCTCGGGCTCATTCCAGCCGCCATCGACATTGTCGCCATTCGATTTCATGCACTCCACCACGTTCTCTTGAAGTTGTGGCGTGCCTGACAAGGTCCACTCTGTTAAACAGGGAATCTCGGCAATACCCGCGATTTCGATCACGCCATCTTTTCCAGTCGAGATAGTTCCGTCGGCGGCCATGACTACTACTCGTCGTCCTCCGCGTGAGATTGGTTAGGCGCACTCGGCGCCGTGCCTTCGTAAACCGTGAGGCCTAGCGTTTCCGCTTGCTCTTTGAAGGCCGCTTTCTCCTCGAGGATCGTCTGCATTTCTTCGCCGTGAATTTCCTCAATGAGACGCTGCTCGCTGGTCACGCCTAGCTCCACCGCATCCTTGTTCGCCTGCATGTCCTTCGTCGGATCCACCCAGGTGAATCCGCGACCCTGGAAGCGATAGCACTCTTCATCGAGCATCTTGCGCGCCTTCCCTTCTTCCGGTACCGCCCCGACAAGAATCCCCGCTTCCGTGGCCGCGTGCAAATCCGGCTCGAGATGATGCTCGACATAAAACCGCGTCCGCATCCGGTAGACTTCACGCATTGAAAGCTCCACGCCGCGCATCGTAGAATACGAAATCCCTTTCATGTCATTGCACATGAGAAAGTAATTCGCGCCTAACGAGGCGGCTAATCCGCGCCCCATGGTGAGCACAAATTCATCGAGGTTGCCCGGTGGGTAACCAGGATCGAACGTCTCAACGCCCATCCCTTTCGCGAGCTTTTCAAACATCCCCGGCTCCACTTCTTGGCGGAGCGAGAAACCATCGTCGTCGGTGACACCGGGCTCGCCCTCGTCATCCTCGCCCCCGCCGTCATAGTTTTCGTCAGTCGTGTAAAAACCCATCTTGGAAGCGGCCACCCGCGCACCCACAGCGATCGCTTCCTCAAACTTGTCGAGCATCCGAGCGCGCACCGCCCCGGGCGCAATATTCGAAACGCCCCGCATCTGACCCGGCCGTTCCTTGATGAAAGAATGCTCCACGAACTTCGCTTCGATGCGCACATGCTCCCGCTTCCGGTCCGCGCTCCAAAGGTGCTCGCTCGGATGCGCGGTGAGGAAATGGTAGGCCACCGGCCGATCATCTTCATCGACCTCCACGCCCATCTTGAGCATGTTGCCAGGCGCCGCCGTCGGGTAACCCCTCCCATTAAGGGAATGATCCAATTGCGCCGCGTCGATAAATTGCCGCGCGTAACCAAACCGATTCCACTTCTCGCCGTAACGCCGAATCAAAATCACCTCGCCATCGACATCGAGGCGGCGATTCCACATCTTCCCGATGTCGATTCGCGACATGCCGCCCTCGATCGTCGGCGAATGCCGAAGCTTGCCCGCCAACTTGTACCAGGCTTTGAAGTCGTCATTAAAATCATCATCGAGCTGACGGTCACCGCGCTCCTTCTTCTTGCACGGCCTCAAGGTCACTCCTTGCGGCCCGATGATGTTGATTTCATTCAACCGCAGGTAGGCCCTAATATAATCATTATTCCGCTCCAAGTCGCGAGCCCGCGCCAAAAGCTTAATCGCCGAACCATGCAACGACGCATTCGGCGAAGCGTCCACCACATCCCAACCAACAAAGGCCTCATTCGAAGCCGCTGAATAAAAACGCGCTTTCGAGCGGGGTGCCGTGCGCGGCCTCGTCATCAGCCCCGTCTTCGGATTGATCGCCCAGCCGCTCATGACAACGAAACTTTGACAGGCCTCCACCCGGTAAGCGCCCGATCTCGCAGCCCGAGCTTGACCATGAGTTTATCAACCTGACCCACCAACCACGCCCGATGTTGCCGAAGTTCCGCCAGCGTAAGGTAGGAAAGCTGGCGCTCGCCCACGCTCGTCTGAATCCGCATTTCCTGAACCGCTCCCCCGGAGATGAGCGCCGCAATCGCCGCATCGATCGCCGTCAGCTCGGCCCGCTTCGCTGTCAGGTCCGCGTTCGCCGTCGCCCGCTTCTGAATCACGTTCAACGTAGCGTGAGACGGAACGTGGGCGTCACTTGCCTTCGTCACCTCGATCTCGAGCACGTAAGGCCCGGCCACCCAGGCGTCCGAATACGCCGCGTCCTCAGTCACTTCAAAACTCAAATTGTCCGCGCTCGCGCTGGCCGTAATCTCGATCACCGTCCCACTCTCCGACGTAAGCCAGACCGTCGCCGACCAGCCGTCAGCGGGCCTGTAATCGGCGAACGCAAAGGTCCAAGCAATGCTCGTCGAAGCCCTGTGTGAAGATGGAATCGCCATTCCATTTCAAAGAGCTGGCTTTTATCACCGTGACCCCATCCAACTCCGCTTACGCCGTGGCTGCCGTCGCCTAACGGCCGCTTTCTTCTTCGCTGGAACCGCTTTCTTAGCGTCTAAAGCCGGTTTCTTTTGGGCCTTTTTAGGCACATTCTTCGGCGCCTCCACCTCCATTCGCTTCCTCCGCCGCGTGTCCCTCGCCTTCCAAACTCGCAACGGTGTCGACATCGACCGCAACGCCGCCAACGCATAGACCCGACAATCCAGAGGCTCGTTCCGGTCCCCCTTCGAGGACTTCTTCTTCCACACCATCCTCGGCTGTCCGTTCGTCCAAACCACCTCTTGCTCCTCCGCCGTCAGTTGCTGAAAAAACGTCAGATCATAGTGCTCCGGAAAGTGCATCCGCCCCACCGTCTCCCCAGGATTCGAGAGCCGCGCATAGATCACTTCCTTGGCCGAGTCCGTACCCACAAGAGCGAGCTTCACCCGCGCCTTCTTCAGTGGCGAAAACCGAGCGAACACCGGCTGGCCTGAGGAGTTCATTCCCTTACACGCGAAGACATGCCGCATCACCTTTCCCCGAACAAAGGTATAAACCGAGTCCGTCCGGTGACCGCCCGAGTCGACAAACGCCGCCCGGATCGGCAACTCCACTCCGTCCTCGCGCCGCGCCCGAAAGTTGAGCAGATACTCATCGAGCGCCTGACGTGTCCCGCGCACCGCAGGATCCCCCATGATTCGCCGATAGTCCACCGACCAGCTCTCCTCCCCCAGCCCCCAAGCCACCACTTCGACCTCGAAGCGATCATTCTGCGTGTCCACCCCCGCCGTCATCACCAGCGCCTCATCCGGCACCGAATCTAAAGTGTAAGCCTCGCGACCTTGATAGAGAATCTCCGAGTCCACGTCCTCCGACGACGTCGAGAACGGAAGGCCAAGAATCGTATTCGTGAACACCTGCTCGCGCTCCGTGTCCCCCTTAACCTCATTCCACTCGTCGCAAATCTCACGCCACCCCATAAACGGCGAGTAAGCCGACCAAATGAAATAGCCCCGACGATGCGCCGGTGCCTCCGGCCTCGTCGAGACCCAATGCGCCGACCCGCCAAGCGCCTCGTCCTTGATCATCTCAAAGCGCTCGTTCTCATCGATCCACTCCCCGCAACTCTGACACGCATACCGCGCATAGTTCGCCGACTCAGGATCCTTCTCAAACTGCCCCCACTGCAATTCAATATGATCCGAGCACCGTGGACAAGGCACCGCGTAGACCCGCTTGTCCGTCGCATTGTAACCCGCCTCGGTCCTCGACATCCCTTTCCTGACCGGAGTGCCACCCGCCACAAACATCCGATTGAAGAAAGTCGTCTGACGTCGGCGAAGAAGATCAATCGGATCCCCCTCCGCCTTCTCCCCAAGCCCCGCCGCAAACGGGAAGCGATCCACCTCGTCACAACAAACATCCCGAATCGGCCGCCCCGCCAACCCCGCCGGAGAATTCGCACCCGTCAGTTGAAGAAAGCCCCCCGGAAAGTTCTTCCGCAAAATCGTATTTCCGCTAGTCCTCGCGCGCCAATCCGTCAGCCCCGACAACACCGGCGAATCTCGAAGCATCGTCTGTATCCGATCCTTCCCGTACGACTCCGCCATTTCCACCGTCGGCTGAATCAACATGATCGGGCCCGGGTTCAAATGCATCCGGTAGCCGATCGCATTATTCAAATTCTCCGAGTAAGCCACCTGCGAAGACTTCATGATCCACACCTCCATCACCTCGGGAGACTTCCCACAAATCGCATCTAACAACTCCCTCATAAACGGAGTGACATCAATGTCGAAATCCCCCGGCGTCGCCGAAGCCTCCGGCGAAAGCTTCCGATACTGATTCGCCCACGCGCTCCCCGTCAATTTCGGCGGCGTCGCATAGCACGACAACCAAAGGGCCAGCGCCCGACTAAGCGTGGCTTTCCTCATAAGAATTGATCGCGTTGAGCGCTTTGTGCGTCTCCTCATCAATCGCCGCCTTCAACCTCCTCTGCTCGACAACCGTCTTCCCCACCTTCGGCCCCACCTTCGAGCCCATACTCATCAACCGCTGCCGAACCTCGCGACCGAATGGCGCATACATCGCCCCCACCTCCTCAACAGTCACCAGCTCACCATCCGCGATCCGATTCTTCCGCTCCTGATCATCCGCCTTCGCCCTCGCAAGCCTCGCCTGCTCCTGCATTAAATCCAACATCCCCGGACCCTCCTCCTCCGTTTGTGCTGGTTTACACAGCTCCCTTTCATGCGCCACCCGCCAATCAAACACCTTCTCGACGTCGATTTGCCATTCTCTCCCGTTCTTCTCTGCTGGGCACCCCTGCCCTATCCATTTCTTTAACGTGTCCGTTTTCTTTCCTATAATTTGCGCAATATCCGCCAGACTGCGGCCGGTCCCCGCGACTTTCGTTTCTGCTAGTTTCCGATCCGCCTTCAACTTCGCTAGTTGCTCGCGCTTCATCTCCACTTCGATAGACACCGCCGCCGCTCCGCCCTTCCGCAACCAATCACAATAAGCCCTGACCGCATCCTCGACAATCAACGTCTCTTTTTTTCCGAAGACTTCACGCCGCAACCCCTCGGCCTCGCTCTCGTCAATACCCAACAACCCGGCCACCTTGCTCAAGGTCGCCTTCACAAGTTAAACTCCCATTTCTCCCCTCCATCCTCCGTCTCTAGATCCGACAAGCGGACCCTCCCCGCTTCCTCACTGCTAAACACCCCGTCCACGAGAGAAGAGAAAAAACCCCACAGTTCCGCCGACTCGCTGGCCTCCACGAATTCCCAGCGCGGATTAGCATTGAGATTCATCGACGTTCTAACGGTCACCTTCCTTCCTCCCCCGGAAATCAAAGCGAATTTCGCATGCGTCTTCATGATCCGCATTTCCGCGCCGCTTTGCAACAAAGCCTCACACAATTCCGGTTGCCGATTCACAAAAATAGAATCCACCACCCACCGCATACCCGCCCCGCCCGATTGCTCGACCAACTCGAGCATCCGCGCGGCATCCCATCCCGCCGCCGTCCAAGTTGATATATCCACAGCCTGCAACGGTTGACACCCTTCAATGATCACCTCTAGCACGTCCGCAAGAGAGAATTGCCCATGCGTAACACAGCAGACCTCCCGCCCTTTTCCAAATCCCTCTAACGCTTCCTTCGCACCCTTGATGCTATAGTGTTTCGTTAGGTATTGTGGGCACTTGCGCGCAATATATCGTTTCATAATTCATTAAGCACCACCACCACCACCCCCTCATGAAAAATTCACACCAAGCCCTTTTCTGCGGGCTGGTCCGCCTCATCCATATGGCCCAGAAGGACCCGTTGTGAACATGCTAGTTCCGCCTCATGAGTATAACTGGCCTTACCGACCGAACGCAAGGGCTCGAGCGAATTCAATTCGGAATCGGTCTCTTGCGATGGGCTCAAGCCGCTCGAGGATGGCGGCCTTGTCTGTTTCTTGGAGGATAGAGTAGGCATATACTCGTTGCACCTTTCGGTGACCGGTGGCGTATTTGCCATCGACTTGCTTGAAGATGGCCTTGTCGCCTTTGATTAGATTTTTGGGACGGAACGCGCCTTTCAACACCCGCCCCCTGTAGCTGACTTTCTGGACTCGCCGCCGACCCTTTCGAAACGAAACAACATTCACCCGCTTCACCTTATCAAGGCCGAGATACCGCTCGTTGATTGTGATGGTAGCGGCCCGCGTGGCAATGGTCGCCCGCTTCATGTCGATGGCTTGGTTAGTTGTGCGCTTTACTCGTGGTTCGACTTTCTCAGCCACCGCCGTTCGGGCTTCCTT